CATCACCATTTCTAAAATCTTCAGAGATTATTACACCATCCATTTCCTCCCAATTTTTTTTACCTAATCTATCAAATTTTGTAATAATTAAGGGTCTTTCTTCACCCCATTTTGTGGTAATAATTGTATTGCCATCCTCGTCAATTCCTGTTTTACCTCTTAACATAAAAGGTATTGGATAATCCATATACATTGAACCGTTTTCATAACCTTCCTCTTTTAAATATTTTCTTGCGTTACCTACTGCATCAAAAGTTTCTGTTGCAGGAAAAAATTTACTATAAACAATTATCCTATTACTTATTGCATAAACACCATTAATATTTGGAAAAACTTCACCAACAGTTTTATCTATAATATCATATTTTGTTTCTTGTTCTTTTATTATAGATTTAATTAGTTATAAATATATCTATTTAAATAAAAACTCAAACTTCATTGAACCGCAATCCCAAATTCGGTCATAACCCCTTTCTTGCATAATTTCCCATTCAGTTTTTTCTTTAGAGTATCCCTCCTTTACTAAAACGTCTTTTCTAAAGTTGAATCTGTGATGTCGAGTATTAAATCGTTTACTATCTAAATACCAATAATTAGGGGGTGTGTTACCGATATATGTAAACCCATTCTTACTATAAACAGTTTTTTCATGATTTAAACCAGACCATCTAATATCTGCATATGTTATAATTTTCTTAACATTATTATTTTTAATAAAATGTTTTAAAAGTTTAGAAAATCCGCCAATAACCGTATGATATTTTTTATTGCAGAATCTAGCTAATTCAAACTCACCATCACTTTGAGTACTACCAAGAACTTTCCTCTTACCTCCGAAGGTTATTAAACTAACCAGTTCTTTATCGTAATATAACCCATAACGAAGTCTATCTACACAATTCCCTTGGATATGGTTATCTTCTAAAAATTGTTGTGAAAGTCTCTTAGATACTTCCTTTATTTCACATTTTCTAGCATAGATTTTAGTATCTAAACCAATCATTCCTGAAATACGAGAGAGAACAATATCTGGTTTAAGAATAATCTCATCCTCAAAGATTTGTATAAGTTTTATATTATTCTCTTCACTTAATGTTGTTTTGTGTAAGTGGTATTCTTTACCTTTACCATGTAAATCTGAATGATAATAATGTCCATTAACTTCAATTCCTATATTATAATCAGGTAAGATTATGTCGATTTCTAAACCATTTAACAATTTTCTGTTATTGTCAATATGTGCGATATTATTATAATTTAGAAAATCTCTAATTTTTAGTTCCAATACAGAATTTTTAATAGTTGGGTAACATTTTCTACAGATGGGTATTTTACCACAACCTAATAAAGTGCTTGTGAAAACATTATCACATGTTAGACATTGAAAATTATAAGGTTGTGACGTATTTCCATTTTTATTCGCCTTATACTCATCTAATAAACGTAAATTATGTTTTTCTAACTTTGGAATAAGAGTATCTAATTGTTTTTTTCTATAAGTCGCTTTTAATTTATCTAAAATTTCAGGTACCTTCATTAGACTATCAACACCGTACTTATTGATTAATAATTGTTTTCTATTTTCTTTAAACGAATTTAATTCAAAAATACTAGAAGTCCCATATTTTTTAATCATAGCTTCCGCAGTTTTATCTAACTTATATTTAATATTTTCTGGTTTTGAATTCCATTTAGTTCTACATTCATCAGAACAAATTTTTCTTTCATATTTTTTTCTTTCTATAAATTCATTTCCACATTCCACGCATTTTCTTACTTCTCGTACTGAGCCGTCTTTTTTTCTTCCAAATGCTTTATGTTCCTTTGCGTGTGCAAGATAACACTCCTGATTACAATATTTTTTATTTCGATGTTTATATAAAGTAATAAATGAATTATTACAATGGTTACAAATTAATTCTATATTCATGTCAAATTATTTTATAGTGGATAAGTACGTCACTCATTAAATAAATATACAAGAATTTAAATAAAAAAGAAATGCCCCACGAAAATGGGGCATTTCTTTTTGTAAAATGATTAATTAAATATTCTCAAAACTAGCACCTGTAGGTGTGATTAAGAATTCAATATCAATAAATTCTAGGGATCTTGTTGGTTTTATATAGATTTTACCCACCAACTGATTTCTATCTAAATCTTCAGGGGATGATGAAACCGTTACTCGGAAATCATATAAACCTCTGTCCCTTCTGATTGAATCAAGAATCGGATTTACAGAATCCAAGAAGTCTTGTCTTACTTTACTATCGTTTTGTTCGAACAACAATCTGATAGCAACAGCGGAGATTAACTTTCTTGTTTGTAGTAACAATCTTCTAACGTTGATTCTATCTAGAGCAGACTCAGCGATTTGTAAGGTTTTATTACCCCAGATTACCGTACCAACATCACTGAAGGTAGCAATCGGGTTAATTCTACCCTGATACAACGTGTCTCTATCTTCTTGTGTAAGCTTCTTTCTAGCTTTAACTGAGTTAACAATACCTCTTGTATAACCAGCAGTTGCGAACCAAGGGAATGCGATGTTATCTGTTAATGCTAAGTTTCTGCAAACTTCACCTGTTGCTGGAATATAAATTTGAGTATTATTTACAGTGTCCTTAACAAGAATCCAAGGATAATATGTTGCTGAGTAGTTTGAATCAATATTTGCTGCTTCCAATTGGTCAACAATATCTGTTGGTGTGTAGAAGTCAGCGGGGTCTGAAGCGGTTGGAACAAACATATTCATATCAGGGGTTGTCATGATATAAAGCGAATCCGCTCTTTCTTGCTCAACCATTGTAATTGTATCCTCGATAAGTTGTATGTTATTTACAAAATCAATACCCGGAGTTACAAGAGCGTTAATTGTTGTTGCTTCAGGATTTGCAAATTGTCTAATACCATACAAGTAAGCGTAGAAGTCAGTATTTGCATAATCGGTGAATGTGTCATTTACTGAAATCTGTTTGAGCAATCCAACACCAGTAGCGTCAGGGTATCTCACTGAAGGACAAGCACCATTCTGATAACCAGAACCACCTAATTGGAATCTATCCGTATTGGTTCTTGATTCGGTGTAAATGTCCCAACCATCGAAACCATTTTGGAAGTAAAGCGTAAACTTACGAGATTGTAATCTGTAATAAGGGTCGCTTGCTGATGTGGGTTCAGATGTAAATGTTGTTACACCAACATCATAAGCTGATTTACCCGATGTTACGAACTCAGGAGCGATTTTGATTACCGATGCGTTAATATCCATGTGGAAACCTTTTGTGAGATACATCCACGAATCAGAAGTTTCGCTGGTACAAAGTTCAACAGATGATGTATTTTTCTTACCTTTGTAGTAGAAGAAATCGGGGTCAGCCGGAATCTCCGAAGAAATACCCAAGTACGTGTTTCTTATTCTATCACCGCTACTTCTGAACGAATCTTCACTACCAGCCAATGTACCAAATGGAGGATTGTAGATAACCTCACCCGGAAAATCGTATTTTGTTTTGTAAACCACGAACGGAGGAGTTTCAGCATCATATTCTCTCATTAAATAACCTTCAAAACCACATGGTAATGCGTCAGCAGGATATTCATCACTTAATTCAACCATTACATACTTTGATTTAAGTTCGTATTCCCCATCAGCGGTACCAATTCTCTTAGCAACGAAGTTATTAAGCGAAGGGTTCATGCTACAGTTTGAGAATTTTTCAATTATCACAGGATTTTGGTCGGTATCATTATAATTCCTTACCAACACATCGAATGTTCCATTTACGAATGAGATATTTGCAATCGAAACTTTAATTTCTGTATTAGCATTTGTACCATCTGAAATACTATGGAACTTAAAGAGTTTGAATACCTTATTACCTCTTAATTCAGATACAAGGAACGGAGTTAAAGGTGTTTGATATCTATCTAAGTACCAACCAATTGAGTTACCATCATTACTTCTAGTACTATCTAACGCAAGTAAGTTACATTGCAATCCTCTTACATAACCTTTATTCCAACCATAAGTTAATAAATTTGAATAATTTTCTTCGACAAACAACGGAACCTCATTTTTAGGTTTGCTAAAGTTAGCACTACCAAAAACTCTATCGATAAAGTTTTTATCCGTGTTGCTCATAGAAGCCTTAAAGTTAAAGTATTGCCCAGCATCTGTAAAACCGGTAATCGCAAAAGGCATAAACGGATTCTTTTGCACTAATTCGTATGAGTCAGTTGTGCAATCAAGACCAACATAGTTTAATAATGAAACTTCGTAAACCGGACCATTCGCGCCAACGTAATTTGAAAGACCTCTGGACCTTAGAGTTGCGACTACTAAGTCTTGATAATCATTAAATTGTTTACCGAAGAAGGTATAAATTGTTCCAGTTAATGTTCCAGTAAAGTAATTGCAACATGTAACCACCGGTCCTACAGGGGTTTGCGAAGGAATTGGTGCCGCGCAAGGATCCGTTGTTGTGGATGTTGTTGTTGATGTTGAACCTGTTGTACAAACTTGACCTGAGAAAACCAAACTATTGACCACGCTATAGAATGAAATACCTGAGTAGTTAGGTGTAACCGATTCACCGTTAGGT